AGTGGAACGATTGGTTCTTCATGAAATAGTGGTTCTTCGGGTAGTTCAGGAACATCAGGAAGTAGCGGAACAAGTGGTTCGTCAGGAACAAGTGGGAATAACGGTTCTTCAGGAAGTAGCGGAACAAGTGGTTCTTCAGGAACAAGTGGTTCTTCAGGTAGTTCAGGAACATCAGGGTCTAGTGGAACAAGTCCATTACCAACGGCAGTTATAGTTTTAGGTGGTGGTCCCAATTCATCAGTTAGGTGTGGAGGTCTAAATAGTGCAAGTGGTAATGGAGCCGGAAACTTAGCAGGTTACAATCAATCTGCGGCAGGAGCATGTTCATTAGCCATTGGAGGTCAAAATAATTATGCTGGTGGTCCTTATTCTTCAATTGTTGGTGGTGCTGATAATAATATTAGTAATAGTAGTAACAATTCTTTCGTTGGAGGTGGGGTAAAGAATCTAGTAGTGGATGACGCACCTTGTAGTAGTATAGTCGGTGGTGAATACAATGTCATATCAGAGGTGTCATCATTTAATATAATAGGTGGAGGTACGAACAATATAATAACAAAACAAGTAGAGTGTTCAAGTATTTTAGGTGGAGGTAAGAACTGTATATGTTCTAATAGTGACTACTCAACATTAGTTGGTGGAAAAAATAATATCATTCAAAGTTCTAGTCGAGGCTCATTTATTGGTGGTGGAGCATCCCAAGCCATAGGAGGGGGGTCAAATGGTTCATTCATAGGAAGTGGAAGTAAAAACATGATTTGTTCTAGTAATGCGGGAGTCATATTAAATGGGAATAGCAACACCATTTGTGAGGCTAACTATAATAGTATTGCGAATGGTTTCGGAAATTGTATAGATAACACCAGTTCTAATTCAGGTATAGGACAAGGTAAAAGCAACACCATTGGTCTCTCTACCTATTCATCAATTGGTAATGGTAAAGCAATTACAATTGGTAAAAACTCTAAATATGGTTTTATTGGTAATGGTTACAATAATAATATGTTCGGGGGATGTCAACAATCAATTCTTAATGGTTGTAGTAATCTAGCAAGTGGTTCTATTAGTTCAACTATTGTAGGTGGTAGTAATAATTCAATTTATGATTCTAATAGTATTATAGGTGGTGGACGTAAAAACATATCTAAAGGCAGTACATTTGGATATAATGTGTTGGGTGGTGGTTTTATAAATTGTATGGATGATGCCAACTACTCAAGTATTTTAGGTGGTGCTAGCAATTACATAGGAAAATACAGTGTAGATAGTTCTATTGTGGGTGGTAGAAACAATAGTATAGTTGGTTACACCAGTGCTCATATCATCGGTACTAATATTAATGCATACGCTAGCAACGCAACGTTTGTTGAGAATCTATATGTGGCGGGTAATCTAAGTAAAGTTACCGGTACATTTAGAATACCTTACCCCGGTAAAAATACACTTGATATTGTACACTCACTTGTGGAAACAAATACTGCGGGTGATAACATTTATAGATACCGTTATACAACACCGGGTAAAGGTTCACAACCAATTGAGGTGTTTATTCAATTACCGATTTATTTCACCGAGATAAATGATATGGAAGGAGAAAACGGTGACAGACCTCAAGTATGGGTTTCACCTGAAGGACCATTTAATTTTTTCAACGCAAATGCTTACATTGGCTATTCTAAAATATATGCAGGTTGGGGTGTAATTTTAAATTTTGAACCAAACCAAATGATTAATAGACAAGATGTTTGGGCTGTAGCGAATACTTTTAATGTTTTAGTCATTGGTACCAGGTCCGATAAAATGGCCCAACAAAATTGGCGAGGTGATGTAGTAACTATTAATGCAGCGAAACAAATACAAGAGAGTGATAGAGGTATGTTATAATTTTAAATAGAAACTTTTAAGTTTACTATGATATACTTTGATATTATATTTAATATTGTAAAGTCAAAGTATGGAAAAAACAATATATTATAATTCATCGTTACCTAGAGCTGGTTCAACACTATTTCAAAATATTGTAGGACAAAACCCCGAATTTTATGTAACACCGACTTCGGGGTTAAGTGATTTTATAGTAGCGTGTAGAAATCAATTCAGTTCAAATTCGGCATTTAAAGCTCAAGACCAATCACTGATGAAGAATTCTTTTTTGGATTTTTGCAAACATGGTATGTTAGGGTTTTTTGAAAGACTAACAAATAAACCATATATTTTAGATAAATCTAGAGGGTGGTCTATTGAATATGGATTAGTTAACGAACTTTTCCCAAACCCTAAAATGGTTTGTATGGTTAGAGACATTAGATGTATATATTCGTCAATGGAAAAAAATTATAGAAAAAATCCACATATTAATAGTGGTACGCAAGACACATCTAAATTAATCGGAACCACTTTAGATAAGAGAATAGATATTTGGGCTGACGGTATTCCTGTGGGAATATCTATAGACAGACTAAAAGATATTATACAACAAGGTATTGATAAAAATATACTGTTTATTCGATATGAAGATTTATTATCAAATCCTAACGAGGAGATTAAAAGATTTTATGATTATCTTGGGTTAGATTTTTATGGTGGACATAATTTTAACGAAATAACACAATTAACTCATGAGAATGATGTCGCTCACGGAATTTACGGTGACCATAAATTGAGAACCGAATTTAAAAAATTACCTGATGATTATAATCAAATTTTAGGGGTTGAATTGTCTCAAAAAATAAAAAATACCTACCCTTGGTTCTTTGAATATTTTGGTTACGTTTAATGGTTAGTAAAGGTAGACATATATTAAAAACTCTAACTTGGAGAATTATAGGAACTATAGATACTATTGTATTAAGTTGGTTAATAACAGGAAGTCTAACTTTAGGTTTTTCCATAGGTGGTGTTGAAGTAGTAACTAAAATGATTCTTTATTATTTACATGAAAGAGCATGGTATAAATTTTCTAAGTATGGGGTCAATAAAAAAGAAAAATGAACATAATATTTGAAATTAGAGGTGGTTTAGGCAAATCTATAATGTCTACCGCAGTGTTAAAGTGTATGAGGAAAAAATATCCCGATGATTACATTATTGTAATCACAGGATTTCCGGATGTTTTTATTGGTAATGAAAATGTTAATAAAGTATTAAATTTTAAGCAAAAATCCAATATTTTTAATAACTACATTGAGAACAAAGAGTCTAAAGTTTTTATTTCAGACCCGTACTTCACAAGTGACTACATAACTAATTCAAAACACCTGATACAGTTATGGTGTGAAATGTATAACTTAGATTTTAGTGGGGAAACTCCTGAACTTTTTATCTCAAAACCGGAAAGAGAATATTTTGAAAGTTTTTATAAAACCGAAAAACCTATCATGGTTATACAAACTAATGGAGGGGATAGTTCTCAACAACTTAAATATAGTTGGGTTAGAGATATACCCGTAAATACGGTTAAACAAATTATTAAACACTTTAAAGACCGTTATAGCATATTACATATAAAGAGAGAGGACCAAATAACATATGAAGATACTTTACAAGCTTTAGACGGTTATAGAAGTATTGCCATACTAATATCTCTATCAGATAAAAGATTGTTTATAGATTCAAGCTGTCAACATATTGCCAAATCATTAGGTTTAAGTTCAGTTGTAACTTGGGTAGGTACAAACCCTAAAGTTTTTGGGTATGAAAATAATATAAATATTTTACCCAATAAACCTAATAAAGACATACTCAGTGAAAGTGAAGGTTTCTTAAAATACCAATTATTTGAAGATATATCAAAAATACCGTATAAAACTACAGACGATATTTTTAATGTGAGTGAAATAATCGACGCTTTAGAAAAGATTTAATAACCATATTACGTATAATCTTTATATGATTTTTCTTCGACGAAACCTGACCCATATTTAATATTAATTTCTTTTTTAATTACTGACCTAATATCGTTAGTGAAGTAAACAGACCTTGCCAATTCAATAAAGTCCTTATCAAATTCATTTAATCTTTCTTTATCTCTAATATCGTCTTCAATTTTCCAAAGTTTTTTATTTATTTCGATTAATCTATTGTAATCATTATTATTAATTTTTAATTCTGAGAATACAACTTCATAAAGATAATCGTACTCTTTATTAATATTAATTAATTTAGATTCGTCAGTTATGTTAAGTTTTTTAATTTCTAAGATTGATAGTTTATCTACAATCTCCCCTATTGATACTTCTATTTTCATTTTATAAGATGTTTAATTTTATTTATTACCATATTTGAAGTTATGCTCTTATGACACTCAAATTCTCTTTTAGTTCCCCTCATTAATGGACACCAAAACCAATCACCCTTATCAAATTTAAGTTTAGGGTTATTCCAACATCCACTACATACATTAGTATTTGTAATTCTTGTACAATCTGATACAAATTCATGTCCTTCTTCCGTAAAATTAGAAATCATTACCACATGTTTATCTATTGCCCAAGATAACCAAGATAACCCACTCGATAATCCAATAAAAAACTCACTATGGTGAATATAGTTTAACGTATTTGGTATTGATGTGTCAGATATTTTAATAGTACCTTCAATGTGTTCACCATTCATTGACACATTAACAACACCGTAACCTAAACTTTTTAGGTATTTAGTTAACTCTTTCCAACCATCTTTATTATTCCACAATTTTAAATGTGCGGTAGATTCATTACAAATTGTAATATATTTGTCATTAATCGGTCTTTCTTTTGGTGTAAAATCTATTTTACTTTTTATTTCTTTAAATTCTAACCCAACTATGTTACTAATAGTTTGTTGTAAGGGTATTGCATTGGATATTTCCGGTTCTCTATTTTCATCATAGAACCAACCTACTTTATATGAAACATCACAAACTGTTGATTCTCCGGGTTCGATAAATTCAATATTACTATATTCAGGTAGATTTCTAAACCAATCATTGTGAAAAGTTGATAAAATTACTTTACATCCTCTTTGAATTGATAAATCTACCGAATAAGGTGCCCAAGCCACAGTATCACCTAACGATTTTGACTCTAAGGATACCAAAACTCTTTTATCTTTTAACGTAAACTTCTCAATAATTTCTCCATTAACTTTTATAGTCCAAGGGACATAATATTTTATAGAAGACGCCGACCACATATTATTAGTTATTGTATCTGAAAATCTAACATTACCTTCACCATCAATAAATTCAATATAATATGTTTTATAAAAATCACCAATTATTTCTACTCTTGGTCCATCAATATATGATATTTTAATTTCGTTGTTATCGATTTTATTAGGTTTGTTTTCTATAAAATTTTCTAATGTGTCAATACCTATTTTAGCGACATTTTCCCAACTAAAATTATCTCTAATTTCTTTAGATTCCATTATTGATTTAGATTTATAATGTGGGTAATTATTATAGACTTCCCTCATTTGTTTACTCAAATGATTGAAATCAGGTTCATAATAGTTACCAACTGATTCGTTAAAGTGATTATAATCACTTTCATTAACCGGTTTCTCGCCTAATATGTTAATAGGTATTCCTTTACCTTCAGCAAACTCTAATTGACCCGAACAGTTTGAATAGATTGATGGGGTACCACAAGACATCGACTCAATTAAAGGTAAATTCCAACCCTCTGACCTTGAACATGAAATAAATACATTACAATTTTTTAATAGACTGATATATTCATCTCTTGGGGGAAAATGTAAAATTTTAATTCTATCATCACTTAACCCATAGTATTCTAACCTTTCTTCGGTTGAATTTAAATTATCGTTAGAGAACGGATTATCGACAGAAACTATCAAATCAACAGGTTCACTCTCACCAAAAGTATTAATAAATGATTCAATTATTTCTTTTGTTGATTTTCTATAGTCCCACCTTCCGGCTAAAAAAAATGTAAACCTACCTTCAGATAATATTGGGTGAGAAGATTTGTTAACATTTGGGTTAAATGTGTTAACATCAACTCCCTCAGGTACAACTCTAATTTTAGATTCATCATACCCTTGATTTACAGTACATTCTTTTTGCCATTTAGATGGTACCCACAATTGGTCAAATTCTTTTAATTTTTCAAAAAACCCTTCAGGTTGTAAAGTTGATTCCCAAACATTATAAGCTATTTTAGGTCCATTATATTCATCATAAAATAAATGATGATTAGTTTCACATAATACTAAGTTAACATCGTGATTAAAATCTTTACCTTGTTTTTCATACATTTTAAAATTATTTCTCTCACCGTTAGGCCCCCACAGAATTTGTTCATGTAAAATGTTTTTATCGATATCGTTTAAATAGGGTTCCAAATTATGTGGTTCTTCAGACATTGTTGACCATGTCTTACCAACCGTGAAATTTCTAACTTTAATTTTACAGTAATTTGATAAATGTCTAAAAAAATCACGAGTATGGTTATTGTAACCTGTATTTCCTATATATGGTCCGTGACTGTAAACTTTAATGTTTTTCATAAATTGTTTTATTTAAATTTAAACAAATTTACCTATTTTTAAATAAAATATTAAAATGAAATTAGCTTTATTTGGTTATGGTGGTCACGCTAAAGAAGTGGCGGCCCAAATAGGTGGTCAATTCGCCTTTTTTGTTGATGATGAATTTAGTGATGGTATATCAAAACCTATTAGTGAATTTAATCATGAGGAATTTTCTATTATGATTGCGATAAGTGACCCTGAGTTAAGAAAGAATGTTGTTGATAAATTACATAAGGATACTACTTTTTTTACATTCATTCATCCGACAGCACAAATTATGGGTGAAAATGTTAATATTGGTGAAGGTTCATTTATTGGGGCAAATAGTATTTTAACAGTGGATATAGATTTAGGGTCTCACTCACTTTTAAATAGGTCTGTACAGATAGGTCATGATAGTGTCTTGGGTGATTATTTTACTGCAATGCCTAACTCAACAGTGTCAGGAAACGTTACGTTTGGTAAATATGGTTATTTAGGTACTAACTCAACAATTATAGAAAAAATAAACGTAACCGATAATGTAGTAATTGGAGCTGGTGGTGTTGTTATTAAAGATATTAATGAGAGTGGGGTATATGTTGGTGTACCTGTAATTAAAATAAAATGATGAAAAAAGATTTAATAGTAATTGGTACTTACTGTCCCGATTTGGAAAGACAAAAAATACTTAATAATTGTATTGACTCACTTCAAAAAGGAAGAGATAAGTATGACATATTAATATGTTCACATACATTCATACCTGAATATATACATGAAAAAGTTGATTATGTTTTTTATGATAAAAACAATGATATTCTAACGGATATGGAATACTTAAACCAACCTTGGTTTTCACCTGAAAACGGATATGTCATTAAATCAACGTTTATCGGTAATGGTAGTACGTATCTTTCTGTTTATAGGGTTTTAATTTCCGCTTTAGGTATTTCTAAAACATATGGTTATAGTAAAGTACATTACATTGAATATGATTCTATTTGGAATGATTTAACACCAATAGATAAAAATTCAGAACATTTAAATGAATACGATAGTGTTATTATAAAGAAAATACCTGAAGATTACGGAGATAATCTATATTGGGGACAAGGGTTCTTTATGTCGTTTAAAGTAGATAGTCTCGATAAGGATTTTTTAATATTTAATAGAGATAATTTATTAAAAATACTTTTAGACTCTGAATCAAAAACAAATGAAAAAATAACAGAAGACATATTAAATAGAAATGATTCAAAAGTTTTAATTTTAAATTACGATGAGGTAAATCCCTTTGATAATCAATATAAATTATCTAACGACACTCAAAAAGAGAGTTTAAGTGGGTGGTCAGTCCCTTATTATAATTCCGATAACGATAAAATATATGTGGTTTGTTGGAATGACAGATATGAACATAATTTATCGTCATCATTTATTATAAACTCAGAAAAAGTAATTTCCTTTAAAAACATTTCAAAGTTTGAGTGGTCTATTGAAGAAGTTGGTTTAATAGATGAGGTTAAAAGTATTGTAACTATGGTTAACGGTGATTTAAAAAACAAATTAATATTTACTGAAGATTTTAAAAATAAATTTAAAAAAACAAATTATATAACATTCAAATAATGGAAAATTTACATTTATTACACTTAGATAGGGGAACCTATTATGATAGAACAATTAATATAATTACTTGGAGTGATGAGTACCACGTTAATATAGGTAAGTATACCTCTATTGGCCGGGACTGTAATTTTTTTCTACATTCAAACCATAGACCTGATTGGGTAACAACTAGTTCACAACTATGGGGTCCCGTAACTAATGAAATTGCGGAATTACATATGAAAATAGGTCACCCGTCTTGTAAAGGGGATATTAATATTGGTAATGATGTTTGGATTGGAGCTAAATCCACAATAATGTCAGGTGTTAAAATAGGTGATGGGTCAATCATTGGTGCGGGGACAACCGTAACTAAGGATGTTCCACCATATTCAATAGTTGTTGGTAATCCCGGGAAAATAATTAAATATAGATTTGATGAAAATCAAATAGAAAAATTATTAAAAATTAGTTGGTGGGATTGGACTGAAGATAGGATAAAAACTGAAGCCATGAATATGTGGTCAGATAAAATTGACGAATTTATAGAAAGACACTTATGATTAATATAAGATATGATAATAACATTAACATTAACGTTGGTAAAGTTAGTGAAATTTTTGAAAAGGACAGGTTACCCTTAACTTTTAAAATCAAGAACACTGTTTCAAAAGAAATAGTATGGGAAACCAAATTAAGTGATAATATGTGGGCAAAATACCCTGAGTCAGAATTAAAAGATGTGTTAGTTGAGGACTCTAAAGGTAATTTTATAAAAAGATACAGATGGGATGTGTTAGAACATGGTTCAATTTTCCACAAATCATTGTGGTTATATTGTAAGAATCTAATTAACCAAGGTATTAAACCGAAAGGTCTTGCGGTTGGAACTCATGATGGTGAATTTGGAGAATGGGTCCCGTTAGTTTTAAACTATATGAGTGAAATTCTTTTAATTGAGGCCAGTGTACCACAATTTAATAAACTAAAACAGAATTTTTTTGATAAACTTGATGTTAGTTTTTTAAATTCTCTTATTACCACCGATGGTAAAGAAGTTGAATTCTTTGAGGGTGGGCGAGGTTATACTAATAGTGTAGTTAAAAGAGTTATCGAACATTGGGAAACCGAAAAAATATCATCGACAGTAAGGTCTTCGATAAGTTTAAATACTATAATAGAAGAAAATTTTGATAGAAAAATAGATTGGTTACATTTAGATGTTGAAGGATTAGATTCTAAATTAATACGTTCTGTAGATTATAGTAAATTACCAAATTTAATAATTTTTGAAGACTATAATTTAAGTGATGACGAAAAAAATGAAATTTATGAATGGTTAAAAATAGGTTTATATTCATTACATTCAGAATCAGGTATATGTATGGCAACTAAATTTATTTAATTGAGTATTTATAATTAAATAAAAAGCCAATATGAAAAACATTGAAAAAAAAATAAATCTCATAACCGAAAAGATTGAAAAATCTGAAAATAACATAAATAAAAAGTTATTTATTAATGAGATGAAGAAAATAGGTATTGAGAAACTTCCTTACTCCTATTCAGCCTTAAAACAATTTATCGACCCTGAAACAATGAAATACCATTATAATAAACATTATAAGGGTTATGTTAAAAAATTAAACGACGCATTATCTAAGAAAAAATATGGTGACATTGATTTAGAAAAAATAGTTAAAACCATTGGTAGATTCGATAAAAAAATTAGAGATAATGCCGGTGGGGCATTTAATCACGCTTTATTTTGGAAACTTTTAACACCAAACGAACAAAAACCTCACGGTAATATTTTAAAACAAATTAAAAAAGAATTTAAAAGTTATGGTGAATTTAAAACTAAGTTTGAAACAATTGCTAAAGAAAGATTTGGTTCGGGTTGGGTATGGTTAGTCTTAAATAAACGAAATAATTTAAAGATAGTGTCAACTCCTAACCAAGACAATCCTTTAATGAATATTGTCAAAGACGGAGGGTATCCTATATTAGGTTTGGATTTGTGGGAACACGCATATTACTTAAAATATAAAAATAAAAGAGAGGATTACATTAAAAACTTTTGGAAAGTTGTTAATTGGGAATTTGTTAATAAATTATATGATGGTAAAATAGGTAGAGACCTAAACGAAACATTACAATTAAGACAAACTTTAAACGAGGGTAAATCTGAAAGATGTAATCGTAAAATGAATGAAATAACTAGATTTATATTCAACAACAACCCCAAAGTTAAATGGACCTTTAAAAAAGGTATTGATAAAATATTACAAGACGTTTTTCCGGATAATTTTTACAAAAAAGGTGAATATTCTGAGGATGAGATGTCAGGTATATATGATTTAGAAACTAAAGGACGTTCAGTCATTAACAAATTAAATACAAATTATAGTGGGTTCTGTGTTTTATTAAGTGATATTAATCAAGTACTAATCGCAAGTGGCAAATCACCTATTAAGATAAGTGGTTTACCACCTAAAGAACAAATTAATAAAACGTATGAGTTCATTAATCAATTAAATTTTTATAAAGACAGGATTTTTAAATTAGACTCATCAACTTTTCAAAACATTATGAGAATATTAGAACAAACTAATAGTTGGGGTGAAAAAAGAGAAGATGATACTGTAGTTAAACTCAAAAAAGAATTTGGTGATAGTAATGTTACTAAGTTAGGTAAGTTAGGTGGTGAACTTGACATGGTTAAAGGTGTAGATGCAGAAATAATTTTGAATGGTAAACCTATATCGGCACAAATAAAACCATTAGGTTACAGTAAAAATATTAATGGTAACATAATACTATTTAATACGGGTAACGTTAAGTACTACACTACTGATTGGTTGATTTTTACTAATAAAAAAGAAACTTTGATTTTTAATAACGATAATACTAAAATTGTTGATGGTCGTTATATTTTTCCTGAAGAATCTTTAATTTATACTTTATAATGATATTTATAATAAAAAGATAACTATGGGAATTTTAACAGGAGCTACAGACCAAACTATAATAATATCAGAACCTCAAAGAAGTAAGTTATATAAAAGAGTGAGACATCTATTAGGTGCACCTATTCGTGCTATAGAGATTGAGGACGAAATGATGGATAGTTTGTTGGAATTTGCGATAGGTGATTATTCTCAATATATTCAAGATTGGTTGATAGAATCTCAATGGACATCACTTTATAATTTAAACTTAGATACAGAATCACTTTCAAGAGCGTTTGTTACCAAAAGTTTAGATTGGGAAACTCGATACACTTACGCTTACTCAAAAATTGTTGGTCTACAAGCTGGTGGTGATTGGGAACTTAAAAAAGATTATATAGAACTTGTTCCCGGACAACAAATTTATGAAATACCTGCAAATAGGGAGTTAAATGAATTATTATGGTTTGCACCACCTGAATTAACAAATATGTTTTTCGGTGACGGAATGGGATTCGGAGGTATGGGTGGACCAGGTATGGGTGGTCCCGGAGGATTCGCACAAATGGGGTCAACGGGTTCTAATTTTATGATGCCGGGATTTGATATTTTGTTAAGAATGCAGGATATTAATTTAAAAAGACGTATCATAGGTGGTGATTTAACATATAGAGTTACCGCATTACCTGAAGGTAAAAAGGCAATACATTTAATGAATGTTCCCGGGGGTAAATTCGACTTTGGCAATGCTAATTTAAGAGGTGGTAAAGTATGGTATTGGTACTATGATGCCGGACCCGCCGATAGAGATGGTTGTTTAAAAGATAATCCTGATATAATTAAATTACCTTCTGACGTACCTTTAGATGAAATATCATGGGGTGAATTAAATGACCCGGCTAAACAGTGGGTTAGACGTTACTTTACAGGATATGTTAAAGAAACTTTAGGTAGAGTTCGAGGTAAGTTTAGTGGAAACCTTAAAACTCCGGACAGTGAATTACAATTAGACTACCAGAGTTTATTAACTGAAGGTAAGGATGAGAAACTAAAACTTGAGGAAGAACTTAAGTTACGTTTAGAAAGATTAAGACCGGATAAGATGATGGAAAGAGAAGCAAATATCGCCGAAAATTTAAATAAGTCATTAAAGTTCAGAGCGATGCCACGTCAAATATATGTTATATAAGTTATGGGAAGTAAACTATTGAGAAAACGAATTGGGGATAAGTATTATCTTAGTGATAAAGAGTTTTCGGGGACTAATATTAAGGTAGTTAATACCTCTGAGTATAGGACCAAAGGTGAAGATGTGATATTAATAAAAGATACGGAAAACTGTAGACTAATATTAGATTCATCAACCACCTCACACATTATAATTAAAACAATGACCAACTCAGTTATCACAGCCTTTATTGGTAAAATCGATGAAGAATATGATGAGGTTAGAATTGGTAAAGGGGCTTGTGTTGAATTTATATTGATTGAGGGTAATTTTTATATTGTATCAAGCGATGGTTTAAAGATGGAATAAATTAAAATAAATGTGTTAATATAAAAAAGACCACTTTATAGTGGTCTTTTTTATTACTTAAATTTTATATTCATATAATTTATTTGTGTCAACCATTTCTTCCCACCCTTCTTCGGCTAAATCGTAGATGTAGTTAGGGTCGATACCTCGTTTACCCCAATATTCTAATTCTCTCTCTTCAATTTTTAGTAAATCCTCTAAACTATCTTGGTCACCTTCTTTAAACGCTAAACCACTTATAAGTTCACACTGAGTTTTAGTAAAGAAACCTCTATCATTTGGGTCAGTTACTAATAATTTTTCTCTAACCTCTTTATCAAACACAACTAATAAAGGATTTATACGCTTGTTAAATGTAGCGATTGCCCTTGCGATATTATATTCACCCAACATATCCGGATTTTTTTCTAACTCTGCACTATCTAACATATAACAATTAAGTATTAGTTCGGAAGAGTCAGGTGGCATTGGTTTACCGTGGTCGATTCTGTATTGTCTTTTTTCAGCCGCAGTCGCTTCCCACTTATTCTTTCTTTGAACATCGCCGTGTGAAGCTTTTTGACCATTATTAACATAGAAAATAACATCACCTAAATTAACTTTAAGGTTATGTTTCATAGCCAGTTCCATATGACTCATTGCTGACATACTACCACCCGATTTAGTTTTTTGTTTAGACCTTTTAATATAGTCAGGAATAGATAACTTTACCTTAGCTCTCGATGCGATTTGTTTAAGAGGAATCTGTCTATTAAATATTTTTTCAACATATTCATAATACCACTCTACAAAATCTTGACCATTACCTTCCAATAAATTACGAATACCTCTATCTAAGAATGCTTCAATGTATAGAGGTAATTTTTTAGATTTAATTGTGTTTCCGGTCAACTTAATTTTACCATCATGTTCCATAGTTGCGTAGTTCTTACGTGCCAAGTTAATACAAGAATCCCAAGTACCATCGCAGTCTAATCCCATTTCACCCTTCATAAACATATCGTTATATTCGGCAACGTCGGCATCATAACCGGTATAGATTTTATCTTTTTCAACCAACCAATTATTACCTTTACCCACGTAAGTTTTATGTTCCACACCACCTTCAGGTAATGAGAAGTTTACCCCATCAGTATCTAATACCAAAGTCTTATAACCTCTCTTCGTGAAATACATTACTAATTGTCGTAAATATTGACGACCGGTAGTCGTAATCTGTTCACCCATAAACATATCCCCCCAAGCAAATACGTGTGGTGCGGATAAGGCTCCGAACATACTATTAATGAATATCTTAATAGGTAATTGCTTACGACCATACGATACTGACTTCTTTTTATCGATAGACGCGTATTCCGCGGCTAAGTTTTTATATTTTATACGTGAGTTTCTAAAGTAACTTAACATTCCCTTCATTGCTCCCGTAATATCACATTCAGGAAATACATCATGTACTAATTGTATTGATGGATAGAGTGACGAATAATCCAATTTTAAAACATCTTTAGAGTAACCCACGGTTAACAGTCTTGAAAGTCCACCTACGAAATCGGTTTTTTCTTCTTTCATCGGTAACGCTAATCCGTGTTTGTACGAAAACGCCAACATTATCATTTTCCACAGGGTTGCGGTCCCCATCGTAGATACTCTCTGATATGTTGTTGGAACTAAAGATGCCAATAGGAACGTACCCTGATTAAATTCATCATCTACGATTAATGTTTCTTCTAAATCATCATCCAAATACCTTTCAACAATATCATCACCGGTAGTCTTAATGTAAGAATTAGGAAATTTTCTGTCTAAATCATCAAAGTCGAATTGTTCTAATTTTCTGTAATTACCATTCTTAATATTAAGTATGTAATCTTCTTTCTTAGCATACATTGGGCCAATGTCGGTATGGTCTATATAGATACGGTCATCAGCCTCAGCATCAATAAATTTAGTTATATACTTAAGACCTGCAGATTTAATACTCGAGTTAATGGCTTGGGCTCGTCTAACTGAATGTAATATATCAATTACATTATAACCCCACATACTTACTTGGTTAAATATTTCAACCTCATTAGCAAGTTTCAACATACTTTCCCTCTCTCTAATCGATTGATTGGGGTTTAGAGTTTTAACTATCTTTTTTAAATCTAAATTAAGTTTTTTAGCTCTTTCAAAAATCCAAAACCAATCAAAGTTTGCTGAATTGTATCCACCGATTATACTAGGTTTTATTTCTGAAATGATATTAAAGAATTGTATAATACCCTCCCTTTCTTGTTCTTCGGTTGCACATTCAATAACTTTTTGGTAACCTTTGTTTGTCTTAATACCTATCATAAATATACGACCATCTTTAGGTTCTAAAGAAGTTGTTTCTAAATCGAATACAAGTCTTGTTATATCATCATATTCGTCAAACCCTTTAAACAATCTTTTCTCTTTCGATATTAAGTATTGTTCTACCGGAGATAATATAGTGATTAATTGTTTGGTATTATCACCCCACGGGTCTAAACCACCTTCTCTAAAAAATTGTACTAATGAACGGTAACCATTTAAAGATTTGACCAAATATCTCATTCCGTTTTCGAGTCTATCGTTACCGTCTGTTCTTAAGTTTTCAATAACAATCTTATGTTTTGTCATCGCAGCTTTCTGTCTATCTTTTGATAATCCATAGAACTTAAACCCATTAAAACTTCCCACCCAAGCGAATGGTATAAATGTGTCTCTTTGAATTGATTTACCCTTTATAGGGTCTTCTATAACTTTATATACACAATCGGTTCTGTAATCATATTCTACAGAAACAATATATTTTTCGGGGTCATTACCCTCGAGGAATTCTTTAATTTCATCTTCTGATACCATCGTTGTTTTTTTAAGTTGGTGTATTAGCTGCCACATTAACGCGACATTTACCTTAGTTCACAACAAATATAAGATAAAATCTGAACTAAATCAAATCTTAATAACTCATATAATTAAAAGAATTGTTTTAGAAATTTGGGTATACTCCGGAAATAGAGCCAGTTGAAGGTGTCTGATTAATAAAAGATTCCTGTACATTAATGAATAACTGCTCTCTAATTGGTAAAATTAAATTACCATCATCATTTTTAATGAGAAATTGACCTTCATATCTACCAACTTTATTGGTATTTTTTTTAGAAAATTTAAAGTATATATAAAATTCGTCAGGTGCGTCAGGATTGTCTTTAGTTATCTCAACAAAACCAGCCGGTTGAGTCGTTATTTTAGGAATCCCGTTTTCAACATTAACCATTGAAAAGTATAATGAGGACTTTTCAATTTCAGACATGAATTTATCATAATCACTTCTACCATCTTTAACAACAGCCATCTTAAGAAGAGGTAATGTTGCGTTCTTTTTTATATAAAATTCCATTAATTGATTTTATAATAAATACTTAGTTTTATGGAAATATTAAATTAACTTTCCTTTCGTAAGTTTTTATCGTAATGGTCAAATCTATCATGTTCAGTTGGTGTTAATAATAATAATCCCGGTTTTACATTATTTTTAATAGTTTCTTGATAAATATAACTCATCCACGTCTGTTCGAATGGGTGTCCCCATTTTTCAGTTAGAAACATTTTTTTATTACCTTTTTTAGTAACTAATTGTGGCCAATTACAATAATAAATTTCACCATCTATGTAGGGTAAATCATTATGTGTTCTAATATTATTAAATTTGGTTCTAGGTGAGTTAGGGTCCAAGCCTATCTCAGGTAGTCTTTTTTTATTTGGCCAATTAGTTTCTCTAAAATCTTGTGGGACGTTATACCAACTCCATTGTGTTCCATTATCACCAAAAAATTCTGTATAATTTAATTTTAAAAAATCAAAATTTTCTTTTTTAACAATAGATAAAGATTTAGTGTAAAGTTTAGAAATATATCTGTTAAATCCATTTTTACAAACCTCTCCTTTTTTCGGATAAAAAAACATATCATCTTCAAAGAAAAACATTGATTCCAAATCTTCGTTATCGAAGTGTTCAGCAATCCATTGTCTACCACCACATATTCCCAAATTATCTTTCTTGATGTGAGTAAAACCATATTTCTCACATAGTTTTTTATATTCGGGGGTAGTTGTTAAATCTGTAGAATTATTTAGTAGAAACTTTTCAGGTTTATCAATAAAATCACTATCGTATGATAACATAGAAGTAATTAAAGTTTCGAATTGTTTAGGAGAATTAAAACCAATAACGTATAAACCTACTTTATTAGTATCTATAGAATCTATGATTATGTTGTTATTTTTATTTTCAATAACTACAGTATCATTTTTTAAGTCTTCAAAAAATTTAGATACTAATCCGTTAGACTCTATCTTAGAGTAGGTAAATAATTCGGGGTATTTGTATGTGAGTATTGTAAATAAACTTTCTTCAGTACCCATTAAATTTCTACTCAGTGTGTCATCCATCAATGAGTAATATAACCCATTAACTTCTGAAATTATTTCTTTTTTACCCCCAAAAAAACCACCTCTACATACCATATCAACTTCTTGGCCTGATAATCTACACATTGATTGATATTCAAATCCGTGAATTTCTACTTTCCCATCATAGGGAAATGAAATGAAATGGAAATTACTTATCTTATTAGGTAATTTATCTAAAATATTGTCGTGAGTAAAGTAACCCGGATGAACGGTATTGGTTAATCCGGCATCAATCCAAAATAAATAATCAGAATTAAATCTATCCATAATTGATGCATCATTTAGTAAAAACATCTTTTGCATCACTAAAGGATTGTAATACTCTAATTTAGCTTGTGTTGAATTTGATAACCAACCTGATTGACTTAACCATTGAGAATCTTTTCTAATATTTTGAATTTTTTGAAAAAACTCATTATTAAACCACGATAAACTTCTTTCTATAAATTGTACATTATCATGCGTTTTATTTTTTTCTACAAATTTTTTTAATTCTGAATCGCCAAAAATTATTAAATTATTTGGTATCTTAAGAAAATTTTTAAAATGTTCTAAATAATGCTCCTCAAAACCACGCGCCCATCCTTCACTTAGTTTACCTCTTTTTATATCCCACAAGCCAGTGACTAATGTTGTTACATGAGTATTATGATGTTTGGGTTCACTATTTTTTTTATTAACCTGATAGTACCCTAATTGATTACATATTTCAATAACATTATAATTTATATTTCTTTCTTTAAAAAAATCAATAATAGCCGCATCAACACCAGGTAAATCAGGTCTTCTAAAATCATGAAACATAATAACACCCCCATCTGACATTCTATCGTAAATTTTTACTAAACTATCATATATCGAATCGTAAAAATCACCATCTAAAAATGCGAATGAAATTTTTTCAGGTAAGTCTTCTTCTTTTATATCTTTAAACCAACCTTTAACAATTTTTGGTGGAATTAAATCATTATTTTTAAAATTTTGAATTAGAATATCTTGACTCGTTTTCAATGTAAAAGGTTTCCACCCTGATTTTTCTTCCCACTTACTTAATGGTGGTAGACCCTCAAATGAATCATACACTGTTAATGTTTTTTTAGATTCATACACATCTAATAATTTTCTAATATATTTTGATGATTCACCAACATAACAACCTAATTCAACAATATCACCATCTATATTGTTTTCAATAACTTCTGAAAGTTTTGTTAATATGTTTAATATTTGTTCATGGGAAATTATACTACCGTCAACCTGTTTATTATGAAAGTGATAAGCTTCGTTTACATTTTTATTCATTTTAATTAGTAATTAATTTTTTATTTTCAATATCGAATATTTTTTTATAACCATATCTCATACAATAGTCGTTTAATTCTTGAAGTAAATTTTGTTCCAGTTCTTGGATGTCCAATACTTAGTATTAATTTTTTTTTCCAACATTATAATTTATCATAACTTTAATGGATTATTTTTAATATATTCATCACCGTTTATTTCGGGTTGTGATTTTGAATGTCCTTGGTATCTTCGTGAGGCGTCGGTGTGTCCAACATACGGACCTTCACCAACGTTACCATATAAAAAAGTTCCCCAATTATCTCTAATATCAATCCATTTATTTTCACTAATGATTTTTCTGTAATGTGGTATCATAGTTTCTTCCACATTATGACAACTTTGATGAGAGACGCCCACATATTGGTTTTTAATAATGTTATGATACCAATCATTCATTTTAGAAGTTCTAAAAATAACCGGGTTATTTGACCATCTACAAGTCGTTACTAAATCAATTTCAGTTACCCTATCTTCCTTTTCAAAAGGAGTCGTTTTATTTTCAACATCTGTCGATATTTCAAACCCCCTCATAGAATTATCATCTTTAGAAAACCAAACCGCATTTATAAAATTATGATTATTAAATGATTTTAACAATTTACCAAAATTAATATTGTCTTTACGTAAAAAAACCCAATCGTGTTCTAAAAATAAAAAATAAGGTGTTTTTATTTTTGGTAAGATAGTATCGATTGTCGATATTAAACCACCAAAACTAAATGATAATTCAACATTTAAATCAGTTTTAACATCCCGAAAATACGCATTTAAATTAACAATTTCTCTATCAATACCTTCATTTCCGGATTTATCATAATGAACAATAAACTTACATTTTGATACTTTATCCGGTAAACTATGTAATAAATAATTTAAATAAAATCGGTGATTTTCAACAAAATGTCCCGCCACCACAACGGTCAATTCTTTTTCTACTCTAAATTCGGTAAAATCTCCATTGGGGTAATTGTCATATAAAAATTTATGGTAATTACCTCGTATCCATCTGTTATAATTAACGGGACCTCTTGGTTGGAGAGTGGATTCGAATCCTACCGCATGATTAACAATTAAAGGTATTGTGGTTAAAGTCACAAAACCCTTACTATTTAATAATGGTAAGTAATCATCAATAGCTATATAATCTCTTTTATAGTTTGAATGTTCTAAAATATATTGATAAGCTCTTTTTTTGATTAAATACGCCCAAGCTCCGGAACTCTTATCTACAATCCCAAGATTATTTGTTATTGGTTGTATTTGTGATTTAGGGTTACAACCTAGTAATACCACATCCCATTCAATACTTTGTAAATCAGAATAAATACCTTGAATTAAGTCACTAAAATTTTTAGTTTTATTATATGGAAAATAACACTCCTCTTCAATATTAAAATCGTCTTCACCAACAAATATTATTGATAAATCCTCATTTAACGATTCTTTAAAAATTTCTAAATGACTTTTAGTACAAGAATATTGAATCATTTCATCGGTTAACGCTTCAAAACGATTTAGTCCCTCAATATTATATTTTAAAATCAAATCTTTTATCTTTTGGTCTCTATCGGTGGATGTCGATAAATTAATATAATATCCTTTATCTGCCAAATTATAATTTAATACTTTAAACATATTTTAATAATTTTTTTTATCTGTAATCTATTATCCCCTTAATGTTAATATTCAGGAATATCGGAGATAATTAATATCTATCTTCAACTTTATGTTCTGTTATGAACGGGGTTTCGGTGTGAATTAATTTAAAATTTGACATAGGAATTACAAAAGATAAATTAGACAAATAACCTGTTTTATATCCATATGGTTTCTCATAACCATAATCGGTAATAAAGTTCCAATTTTTAAAAAAAAGTTTAAAACTATCGGAATCTTTACCAAAAAATAATTGATTAGTACCGTCTAACGTATCGTAATCGTCATCACTAAAATCAAGAGATAAATCTTCAATATATTTATTATGATTATAAAATAACTCCTGAGATGGATGTCTATTTTTATAAACAAATCTAGCTGACGAAGTTTTTACCGTATTTGGTTCGTATAAATTTTTTAATGTTTCAATCAACTTACTATTATCAATGTGTGGTGTTATTTTAGTATCACATTCTAAAAAAAATAAACCTAAATAACCATCATTAGCCGCTTTTTCTAAAATAAACCTTCTTGAGTTCCAAGGGTATTTTACGGGATATAACCCAATGGGGTTTTCAGGTAATAATTCATTTTTAATTGAATTTTTATTATTTTTTCTTAAGTCATTAATATCGAAAACTTTAATTAATGGATGGTTTTCATATTCTGAAAACTCTTTTTTTAAATTTGTTGTAATATAATACGGGATATCTAAATTTAACTCTAAATATCGTTTTAAATTAAACTCTTTAAATCTCCTAACATAATTGGGGTAATTAACCTCACTTAAAAAACAAAAATGTTCCGTCATAATCCATCATAAATTTCCTGTTATTCTATCACACCACCCTTTTGATTTACTATGAGGCCATACAACCCAATGGTGTGGTTTATCTGTTGTTTGAAACTCTCTCCATATTTTGCAATAACCTGAAGGGTCTTTTAACATTCTATTAATTTCGTTAACGTCAGCATCTTTACGATTTAAAGTTTCATCATTTTCATCGTGAAAGGCCACAACCCAAAAATCATAATCTTTTTCAGGTACTTGTCCAAAATTTAAATCGATACAATGTTTAAAAATTGTTGTAAAACTATCTAACCATTCTTCTTCAGATTCAAAGTTATATGGGTTAGGTGGATATTTTTTATCTAATGTATATTGTTGAACAGCTCTTTTTGAAAAGTGTAATCCCGAATATTTTTCATAATCTTTAAGGGTTCTTTCTGTACCAAACCCATATTTACCAAAATCCAATTCAACCTCACCGTCCATTCCAAACAGTTGTCGATTTTTTTTATGAGCCAAATTATTTTTATTTACCCAATCCTTATCGTCATCCCATTGTTTTGTTCTACCTTCTCTAGTGTATTCGTGCCATATAACCACTTTATGAATATGAAATAAATCATACCCGTGAGTAAATGCTCTAACACCTATTGATATTTCTTCACCATGAAAATAAAACTCCGGGTCATGTTGTACTTCCTCACTAAATTGACCTAAGGTAAAGCAGAAATGAGCCGAATAAAATCTTGCCGGTACAGGTAAGGTTAATTGTTCCCAATTAGGTATTGATTCAGGTAAAAAGAATACCGCACCTTCAGGTATAAATCTATCAAAAGACATTCTCCATGGAACATTAACCCTTCCTTCGGGGTCATTTTTAGGTGAGAATGATGGGACATATCCGGTTAGTAAAGGTTTTTTATGTCCTTTTTCTTGTAGTTGGTTAATCATCTCGATTAGAGTGATATCCCAATCTTTTTCAAACCTCATATGAGAATCAATTTGTAATGTATAAGTTTCTCCGGAATAGACTTGTTGTATTTGATGTCTCGCCCAACATGCCCCTTTAGATTCGGAATATAGAACGTCAATAATCCTAAATCTATCGTCATCACCATACTTAGAAAGGTCCGAAAATTCGTCTTCGGGGTGGTATTGATGACAAATACCTATCCTCAGGTTTTCAGGGTTTTTAGAATTTTCCAACATGTTATCGATTGTTGGAATAAGTTGAGGGTCTCGATATGATGCGATTTGAACAAATATTTCCATATTACTTTTAATTTAATTTAAATATAGAAATAATATTTGTATCGTGAAGTATTAATCTTATTAAACTCATCTGTAATTAACTATAAAAATATTTTTTTTATAATTTTACGTTGGGTCTTATTCATCACAGCAAGTACCTATGATATTTGGACCGTCAAGAAAGGCGTCATAATCTACTAATTCATTTGTACAGATAGTAAGGGTACCTCCCGCAGGTACAAGAGAAGTACCAACAAATCCGGTAGTGCAGTCTCTATAAGTTACTTGACCATCATTAACGGTAAAGTTTTGAAATCTAATATTTAAACAATCACATGTTGGTGTTATTGTTGGTGTTGGTGTTATTGTTGGTGTTGGTGTTGGTGTTGCCGTATAAGATGGTGGGCAACATCCTATATTTATCCAACTATATTCAGATGAATCTAAAACTTCAACTGCACAAATGATAGTTATTCCGGGAGGGATTTCTTGAGTGACATTAAAGAAATCACCACATCGTTTATACGTTAAATCTTGAGGTTTTCCGGTAGGATTAGTTATTTCAAATTCAAAACATTCACACGTTGGTGTTGGTGTTATTGTCGGTGTTGGTGTTGGTGTTGGTGGTACGTTACAACAATCAATAAAATTAGCCTCAACCTCACCCACAGGTTCCATTGACACTATTAAACCTAAACAAAATGTTGACGTACCTCCAATTGGTATAATTTCGAAATCACTTCCACCCTCACAAGTTTTATAAGTTACTTTAGCATCTTTTGAGGCTAGATTTCTGAATTCCCATATGAAACACTCACACGTTGGTGTTGGTGTTATTGTAGGAGTATTCGTAGGTGTGATAGTATTCGTTGGTGTCACCGTTGGTGTTACCGTAGGTGTTGCCGTTAAAGTATTTGTTGGTGTTACCGTAGGTGTTGCCGTCAGAGTATTTGTCGGTGTTACCGTTGGTGTTGCCGTCAGGGTATTTGTCGGTGTTACCGTAGGTGTTGCCGTCAGAGTATTCGTTGGTGTTACCGTAGGTGTTGCCGTTAAAGTATTCGTTGGTGTTACCGTAGGTGTTGCCGTTAAAGTATTTGTCGGTGTTACCGTAGGTGTTGCCGTTAAAGTATTTGTCGGTGTTACCGTAGGTGTTGCCGTTAAAGTATTCGTAGGTGTTACCGTTGGTGTTGCCGTCAGAGTATTTGTCGGAGTTACCGTAGGTGTACTTGTTGGTGTTGATGTAATACCTGTAAATGTTGGTGTTGGTGTGTTCGTAGGTGTTACCGTAGGTGTTGCCGTAGGTGTTACCGTTGGTGTGGAGGTTAAAGTATTTGTCGGTGTTACCGTTGGTGTTGCCGTTAAAGTATTCGTAGGTGTTACCGTAGGTGTTGCCGTCAGAGTATTTGTCGGTGTTACCGTTGGTGTTGCCGTCAGAGTATTTGTCGGTGTTACCGTTGGTGTTACCGTTGGTGTTACCGTAGGTGTCACCGTTGGTGTTGCGGTTAAAGTATTCGTTGGTGTTACCGTTGGTGTTGCCGTTGGTGTTGCGGTTAAAGTATTCGTTGGTGTTACCGTTGGTGTTGCCGTTGGTGTTGGGTCAGGACAAGTATTATTAATACAAGGTAATCCAATAAAGTAATCAACCTCGTTAGAACTTACTGAAGGTTCTTTTCCACAAACGTATAATGAAGTGTTAGGAAATATAACCGAATCATTTACTTCCGCACCATCACAATTTATATATGATATGTTAAATTGGTCTACTAATGAAGTATTTGTAAATGTTAAACAATTACAATCAACAATCATTGAGGTCGTAGGTGTAGGTGTGATTGTCGGTGTCGGTGTTGGGGTCACACATGAAATTAATTTAAAAAACTCACAGCCTGTGGAATCAATAATAACAACTAATATTTGGTCGGCACCTGATAATTGAGTGGGTGTATTTAAATATACCGGAAGTGACGGCACTCCCGTTGACACAACATAACAATATGTCATAGTCAAATCACACATTTTTATTGTGTAAGGAGGTACTCCGGTAATCGATGTTAACTCAACTAAAATCATTAATAATAAATACTAATTTTTATATTATTATCTTAAATTATTAATCTTATTCATAAGTACCTCAACAAAATCACCTGTATTTAGGTTATCACCCATCACTGTTTGTATATTTTGTTTTTTAGAATTAACCATATCATAAATCACAGATTCTATTGTATTTTCAAATAATGGGTAATAAACTGAGACTGAATTTTTTTGACCGTACCTGTAAGCTCGGTCTTCGGCTTGTTCCATATCTCCGGGTACGAAAGAAATGTCATTAAATATAACCGCTTCTGCGGATGTTAAAGTTATACCTACACCAGCAGCCTTTGTATTACCAACGAAAACCCTAATCTTATCATTCTCTTGAAAGTCATCAACCGATTTTTGACGAGAGGGTTTGGTAGACGAACCATCTAATTTAACCGCTTTTTTCTTAAAATGTTCCGTTATTTTATTTAAAGAATCGGTAAAGTTAGTGAAAATAATAACTTTTTTACCTTGTTCTATTATATTTTCAGCTAATTCGATTGTGTTTTTCACTTTCTCATCAGCAATTACCTGTCTAACTTTCATTAACTTACTAAATTGTACTGTTAATGATTTTCTTTCTTCTTGATTTCTATCGTACCATTCGTAGTATTCCCCCATTAACGCTTCGTACATTTTAGATTTTAACCTCATATATACAGGACTAATAATTTTATCCGGTAAATCTAATACATCTGTTTTTAATCTTCTTAACACCTGTCTAGATGTTCTATCTCTAAGTTCTTCTAAATTTGAAGCCCCTGAAACATTCCATATTTTTCTTTTACCCGCAGTAAACTGATAACCTTGACAATATCTTATTGCATAAGCCATCCAATTTTGAGAAACGGGAGATTCAATCAAACTTAATAAGTTAAAGTAATTCATAGGTCTATTTGTCATAGGAGTACCTGTTAATAACCAAAGATATTTTGGTGATTTACAAAAACTATTAACCAATTTAGTTCGTTTAGCCTGACCATTACTAACATAGTGAGCTTCATCTAAAATTATTAAATCAAATTCTCCTTTGGTGATTAAAGAAGTATCTTTATTCTTTATATCATAGAAATTTTTTAATATGTCGTAGTTAACTATCACAAAATCATCTTCCGTTGAAAACTTTTTACCTTCAGCGATATAGATACTTCTGTCGGTATAATTTTCAATCTCTCTTTGCCAATTCAACTTTAAAGATGCGGGACAAATAATTAATATTTTTTTAACACCTGTTTCTAATGCCGCTATAATGGTTGCAGTGGTTTTACCTAACCCCATATCATCAGCTAAAATAAATCTTTTAGACCCAACTAATTTTTCAATTGCTTCTATTTGATGGTTAAGTGGTGGTCTGTGAGAATATTTATTGTAATCAATATTAACTTCCTCAATAGTATGTGTTTTTAGTAACGCCCCTTTAGGCATCCACATATCTTTTAGTTTGTCTTTTTCATTATATTTAGCCCAAATATGATAAGATTTATCTTTCTCAACTAATAACTTTTCAACCCATATTCGTTTAGGTATTTCAATCATTCCATTTTCGTCGGCAATTTTTTTAGAAAAATAAGGGTCCATATCAACCCACCGTCTACCAATTTTAGGGACAACTTTATGATATTTAATTATATAGTCAGATTGACTTCGGGTTGGTAAAAATCTAGAATTGGTGGATTGTTTATCCTGTAAATACATAATATAGTTGTTGGCACCTGAATATGACTCTAATATAGTTAGAGCATCTCTTTCTATGAGCTTATTTACCTTTATGGGGTCGTTATTTTCCAATATACGTATTTTATTAGAATAATAACATATAAACTAATATTTATCAATATGAAAGAGAATAAAGTACCAATTACTAGAATAGGAAGATTTTTCGGGTCGGAAGATTATAACTTAGAAATTGAAATGGGTTCTGAATGGTTAAGCGGTGACATGAATTTTACGTTAGTTGTTTATCAAGTTGATAAAACAAAGACTAAAACAGATGATGTATATGGTGAAGCTTTAACCGACGGTATTAAATTTAAACCCCCTGTTGAGGTCAATGCTTATGTTCAAATTTTAGCCCCCGAAAATAAAAATTTGGGTACGTCCAAGATAAATCAAATGGAACCCGGAAATTTAAGGTTTTCAGTATATCAAAAACAATTAGAAGATTTGAGTATTGAGATAAATTATGGTGATTATATTGGTTATTATGAAAGTGAGACTAAAGTTAGATATTATGTCGTAAATAATGATGGTAGAGTAAACTCGGACAATAAACATACATATGGAGGATATAGACCTTTTTATAAAACTTATATAGCATCACCTGTTAGTAACGACGAATTTAGAGGATTATGAAAATATTAATTAAGGAAAATAAAATATATGATATAATATATAATTTTATTGATAGTGAAATAGACTTTGAAAATTTAAATTGGTCATCGCCCTATTTTTATGACCACGAAACAACTGAAGAGGGTGAAGAAGATGGTATTATAGAATACTATTACGGTGACTATGATTCAGAAATTGGTGAATTTTTATTCGACTATTTTTCACCTGAATATTATGATGATAGTCCGGGAGGTAAGCCGTTCAAAGAAAAATCACCAATATTAGAAATAAGAGATGAGAATTTCCACAGTGCTTTATTAAATCTTTTTGGAGATGATTTATGGAGAAAACCATTAAAAGAATGGTTCGAAGATAAATTTAATTTACCCGTAAACACCATAACTCACCATTATCAATAAATAAATTATGAAACTAATATTAACTGAAAAACAACATAAAATGTTTAACGAGATGATAACTAAAGATGAGGTTATCTGTGATAAGTGTGATTGGTCGTGGGAATTATCTGATGGGGGACATGACCCCTATGTTTGTCATAAGTGTGGTTATGATAATGAAAATTTAGATTTCACGGGTCTTAAAGTTATGGTTTATTATAATTTACATAAAAAAACATTTTCAATACAACATAAAGGTTTGGTTATTGCTCACGCTGATTATGTTAAGTTAAATGATGTTGAATTTAGAGTTAGAAAAACGGGTAAAAATAAAGTTAGGGATGAAAAACGTAAAAATGTACACGCATTTGTTGTCGGTAAATTAATGGATTTCTGTAAATATCCTTGTGATAATATACCTGAAGAAAAAAATGGTAACGTAATAACTTATGACCCTTACATTTATGATTCTTTCGTTAAAAAAGAAAATGGTGAACCTATTTATAAAGCAACTGAAGTTGAAATGATTAATAATAGAAATAAAATTTTCATTATAAAAGAAACCTTTTAAAATATGCCCTTACCTAAAAAAATAAAAAAAGATATTCCTTTAACATTTCCAAAAACACTTATTTCAAGAAGAGAAGAATTGTTAGAGAAAATTAATAAAGATGGAACGTATCTTCCTAAGTCTTTGCTTCACGCCGATTTAGATAAAGGGTTTTTAGAGTTTGTCAATGAAGATTTAAAAACGGTTGTATCCGGTAAATTAGTTCCAACTATTGATATAATCATAACAACACAAAATTGGTCTCAATTTACTGAAACTTGGAATTTTGAAGATTTAGACAAAAATGTATCCCCACCTTTTATTACTACAGTTAGAACACCTGAAGTTAAATATGGTACAAATCCCTCTTTAATTTATAACATACCTAACCGTAAACAATACTACTATGCTCAGGTCCCTACTTGGGATGGTGAAAGAAACGGTATGGATATTTATAAAATTCCTCAACCGGTACCTGTGGATATAACTTACTCAGTTAAGATAGTTTGTAATAGAATGAGAGAATTAAATAAACTTAATCAAGTAGTTTTACAAAAGTTCTCATCAAGACAAGCATATAGAAATATAAAAGGACATTATATTCCTATTGTAATGGATTCTATTTCAGATGAGTCGGTCATGGAGGTTGAAAAGAGAAAGTATTATATTCAAAATTATACATTCATAATGTTAGGTTTTTTAATCGACGAAGAAGAATTTGAAGTTAGTCCTGCGATTTCGAGAGTCCTTAATGTTATTGAAGCGGATACTCAAGTACAAAGAAAAAACAGAAAACCAAATATTGGTGATGAAGATACTACTGAATTAAAAGTTTCTTTCGTTTCAGGTAATAATACTATTAGCGAAACTTTCTTTTATACCACAAATCTATTACTGTTGAACTCTCAAAATATTGATACCTTTGAGGTCTATATAAATGACGACTTTTACGGTACTGATGTTCAAGAGTTATATATAAATAATGGTGATAGAGTTAAGATACTTGTGGTTAAAATTGACGAAAGTAAGGAAAGTTTAATTATTTTTAAAAATAATATTATTTAAGAATAGTTAATATTCTTCACCATAAACGTCTTTCTTTGTCGCACATTTATCCATTATCATTTTCTCTATAAATTTGTACATAGTTAACCCATTCTTATCACAGTAAGACTTTAGGGTTGAATGTACCTCTTTAGATATCTTTAGATTCTTTATTTTACTATTATTAGACATAGGCAGAAAAAAGGTAGAAAAAAGTATACCTTTTTCATAAATACTTGCTTTAACTAAAAGAACTTTGTTTTTTTTCATAATATTTATCTATAAATAAATAAAACAATAAATTAAAAACAAATGGCATCAAATCAAAAAGTATTCGTATCACCGGGTGTATTTACGTCTGAAGTTGACTTAAGTTTCGTAGCACAGAGTGTGGGTGTAACCACATTAGGTCTTGTTGGTGAAACTATAAAAGGTCCAGCTTTTGAACCAATTTTTATACGCAATTTTGACGAATTTACAACTTATTTTGGGGGAGCTTCTCCTGAAAAATTCATAAACACGCAAATACCGAAGTATGAAGCTTCGTATATTGCTAGAGCGTATCTACAACAATCTAATCAATTATTCGTAACAAGAGTTTTAGGTTTATCAGGATATGACGCGGGTCCATCTTGGACAATAACAACTAAAGGTAACGTGGACCCATCCACTGTCGATTTCTTTTGTGAGAGTGCAACAACTGTAGATTGTGTGACAGAATGTGTCGACTACAAAACTATTGACTTCGCAGTAGATTTTTCAGGGTGTACTAATAATTTGAGTTCCGTCTCATTTACAACACCAAGTCAGATACCTGATGTAATTGCAGACAAATTAAATACTCCATATGAATTGTTTGACGGAAGTACGTCAACATTAGATAATAATATGAAGTCTCAAATTTTCTCAATAATTAATAATCCTTCTTCGGAGAATACTAATATTAATTATTATGGTGCAATACCGGGAAAAACATATGACGATTTTAAAACTGTATTTACGGGTGAAACAAATGTATTTGGGGTAGATAATGTGAGTTCAACAGAAATTGATTACTCAGCACCACAAAATGATTCTTGGTACTATGGTTTATTCGATAATAATGGTAACGCTTCTTATAGTGGTTACTCTTATTGGTCAATCGTTACAGGATTAACACTTAATCCGGTTACGACAACAACAACTATAAATTCAACAACTACCACGACAACTACCGACCCTTGTGTTACACCGGTACCTACATCGACAACAACTACGACTACGGCTGTTCCGGTAAATTGTTACACAGGAACATTAATTGGTAGGATATATGTTTATTCAGGTACGGCTTACACCGATTATGATGATTTAGTTATAGCGACTTTACGTTCAAGAGGTTTGGCGACTTATTCTACTGACGATGGTGCGGTTTATGAAGTTTCAGGATTAACAGATGTTAGTTTAGAATGTACCGGAACATATTCAGGTGTCACTAAAAACCCTTACGCAGCATTTGGTGTTAATATTACAAATAAAGATAATAAAAAATATTTCTTTGAAACATCATTTCAGAATTCAGACCCTAAGTACCTAAGTAAAGTATTTGGTTCATCTAATTTCGCAAAAACAAGGGCTAATGTACCTTTATTTGTGGAGGAGAAATTCCAAACATTATTAAATTATGGTTGGAGAAGTGGATTTATTAGAGGACTTAATTGTGAGTTAAATGCTTTACCTGACGCAAGACAAGGTTCAGACCCAACATCGATAGGTTTCTATTTAGAACAATATCAATCAGCTGAATCACCGTGGGTAGTGTCAGAGTTGAGAGGTTCTGAAGTTTTCGACTTATTTAAGTTTACAACTATTTCAGATGGTAATTCATCAAATACCGAAGTTAAATTATCGGTAACTAATATTTCGTTTAATAATGGAACATTTGATTTATTAGTAAGAGATTTCTTTGATACTGACGCAAATCCGGTTGTATTGGAGAAATTCACAAATTGTTCTATGGACCCAAACCAAAATAGTTATGTGGCTCAAAAGGTAGGAACAGTTGATGGTGAATACTCATTGAATTCAAAATATGTTATGTTAACCATGAATGAAAACGCACCGATTGATTCACTACCTTGTGGATTCCAAGGGTATGATTTCAGAGAATATGCAGGTTCAAGACCTCCATTCCCAATATATAAAACAAAATATGATTTCCCTGGTGAAGTTATTTATAACCCACCTTTCGGTTTGGCATCAGGTGATGATGATATAATCAGAAGTGGTGGTGATAATGTTAGAAGAACTTATTTAGGTATTTCTAACACTATCGGAATAGATACTGAGTTTTTCAATTATAAAGGTAAACAATTACCTTTAGATATTTGTACAAATACGACAGGTAATGAATGGGCATATAAAACTAAAGGTTTCCACATGGATATTAACGCAAGTGCTATCACAATATCGGACTTTTATGCGACGAGTGGTACAACAGCGTTCTATACAGGTGACGCACCTTTTGTGAATGACCCTCAAAGTGAGGATAACCCTTACTATAGATTATTTGCACGTAAGTTTACTTTATTAGTTGCTGGTGGATTCGATGGATGGGACATCTATAGAGAAACTAGAACAAATAGTGATAGGTTCGTGTTAGGTAGGTCAGGATACTTGAAAGGTTCTTGTTCATCCATAAAATACCCAACGGCATCGGGATGGGGAGCATTTAAACAGATAACTGTAGGTGATAATACACAAGGTTACGGTAATACTGATTATTACGCTTACTTATTAGGTCAAAGAACTTTTGAAAATCCTGAAGCTGTAAATATAAATATATTCGCAACACCGGGTATTGATTATCTTAATAATTCTGACTTAGTAGAACAGAGTATAGATATGATAGAAAACGATAGAGCGGATTCAATTTATATCGCAACGACACCTGATTATAATCTATTTACACCAACAACGGGTATTCAATCAGATATTATTTACCCTCAAGAGGCTGTAGATAATTTAGATGATACAGGTATAGATTCTAATTATACGGCAACTTACTACCCATGGGTATTAACTAGAGATAGTGTGAATAACACTCAAATCTATTTACCACCAACGGCTGAAGTTGTTAAGAATTTAGCTCTAACCGATAATATTGCATTCCCTTGGTTCGCTGCGGCGGGTTACACAAGAGGTATAGTTAACGCAATTAAAGCGAGAAAGAAACTAACTCAAGAAGATAGAGATGTACTTTATCAAGGTAGAATTAATCCGATAGCAACATTCTCCGATGTGGGAACAGTTATTTGGGGTAATAAAACCTTACAAATTAGAGAAAGTGCTTTGGATAGAATTAACGTTAGAAGATTGTTGTTACAAGCACGTAAGTTGATATCGGCGGTTTCTGTTAGACTATTATTCGAACAGAACGATGATAAAGTAAGACAAGATTTCTTAGATGCTGTTAATCCTATCTTAGATGCTATTAGAAGAGATAGAGGTATATACGACTTTAGAGTAACTGTCTCATCTGACGCATCTGACTTGGATAGAAATCAAATGACAGGTAGTATTTATATCAAACCTACTAAGTCATTAGAATTCATTGACATAACGTTCTATATAACACCTGCGGGAGCATCGTTCGAGAACATTTAATAATTAATACTAAAGGTGGGGTTTTAAATAACTCCACCTTTTATTTATATAATATGAAAACAAATAAAAACATTTTAGAAGGTATTGACGAAGAAGGAACTCCGGATATGAAGTATTATGCTTTTGATTGGGACGATAATATTATGAATATGCCGACAAAAATTATATTAAAAGACGACGAAGGTAATGAAGTGGGTATGTCCACTGAAGATTTTGCCGAATATAGGACTTTAATAGGTAAAGAAGATTTCGACTATGAAGGTCATAAAATTGTTGGTTTTGGTGATGACCCGTTTAGAAATTTCGGAGTTAAAGGTGATAAAAAATTTATAATTGACTCTATGTTAGCGTCTGTAGGTCCGGCTTGGCCTGATTTTGTAGAAGCAATTAACAATGGCTCAATTTTTTCCATTATAACTGCGAGAGGTCATACCCCATCAATTTTAAAAGAAGCTTGTTATAATTTAATTGTTTCTAATCACAATGGTATAGATTCAAGTGAATTGGTAAAAAACTTGGAAAAATTTAGAGATATTAGCGGACAAGAGAAGATTTCTAAGAAAGATATGATAAGGGAGTACTTAGACTTGTGTCGTTTTCATCCTGTAAGTTATGGAGAAGGTTCGGCAACTGACCCTGAAGAAGGTAAAGTTAAGGCTTTACGTAAATTCATTGAACATATTAAATTAATCTCTAAAGAAATTAAAAAAAGAGCTTTTCTTAAAAACAAAGTTTCAAACAATTTTACTCCGACAGTTGGTTTCTCGGATGATGACATACGTAATGTTGAGGTCATAAAAGATAGGTTTAAAGACGAACCTATGGTAAAAACATATTCAACTGCAGGTGGAATTAAAAAACCTTATTAAATATTTTTTAACAGTATGTAATATATTACTAGTTAATTATATATTTATAAATAAGAAAAATAAATTTAAGTATTAGTTATTATAGTTCTAGTTAGAGAATATTTTAAAAAAAAATAAAGTAAATAGAAAAATTTCAAATAACTTATATTTATATAAGAAATTAAAAGATAAACAAAAATATTAAATAGAAAAAACAAATGGCTGATTTATTAATGAAAATGCCCATACCATACGAACCAAAAAGACAAAATAGGTTCGTTCTGAGATTTCCATCATCTCTGGGGATAAATGAATGGTTCGTAGAGTCTACATCAAGACCTAAAATAACTGTTGGCGCAACAGAGATACAATTCTTGAATACATCAACATTCGTAGCGGGAAGATTTAATTGGGAAGCCCTTAATGTTACATTTAGAGACCCAATAGGACCTTCGGCATCACAAGCTTTAATGGAATGGGTTAGATTGTGTGCGGAATCTGTTACAGGACGTATGGGATATGCTGCGGGATACAAAAAAAATGTTGACTTAGAGTTATTAGACCCAACAGGTGTTGTTGTTGAAAAATGGATATTAGAGGGTACTTTCTTAACCTCAACTGATTTCGGGACACTTGATTATAAATCAGATGCTATTGCTAGTATTACAGCGACTATGAGAATGGACCGTTGTGTTTTAGTATACTAAACCAAAAAAAAAATAAACTTAATTTAAAAACCTGTACTTTGTATGGGTTTTTTTTTATATTTTATAGTAATATCATTTATAATTGATAAAAGTGAATTATAATTGTGTTAAAGAAATTTTATATGGATGATAACTTAATAAAGGCTGGTACTGAAAACTTTAGTTTACCACACGATGTTGTAAAGTTTCCCACAGGAGGTAAATTTTATAAAAACAAAAAAAAATCAATCAAAGTAGGGTATCTAACTGCGAGTGATGAAAATATGTTACTTAATGCTTTAGAGAATAATGCATCTGAGTTGACATACCAATTACTACGTAGTAAGATATATGAACCTGACGTTAGACCTGAAGATTTACTTAATCAAGATATTGAGTCAATATTGTTATTTTTACGTAACACATCTTTTGGTCCTGACTATGTTTTTAAATTAAAAGACCCGGGAACGTCAAAAATGTTTGAACAGACGGTCACATTAGACGAACTTGATATAAATAAACCTGATGTTGAACCAACCGAAGAAGGGTGTTTTATTGTAAAATTACCTAAATCAGACGTTACTGTTAAGATTAAACCAATAACTTTTGGTGAAAATCGTGAATTGGAATCACAAAAGAAAAAATATCCGTTGGGTAGAGTAGCACCTGTGGTCAATTGGAGATTGGAAAAACAAATTGTCGAATTAAATGGTAATACCGATAAAGGTGAAATTAGTAAGTTTATTAGTGAAATGCCTATATTTGATTCTAAGTTTATTAGAAACTTTTTAAATAAAAACGTCCCGTCCTTGGACTTAAGAAGGAAAATTTACGCCCCATCAGGAGAATTAGTGACATCCGATGTTACTTTTGGGGTGGAGTTTTTTCGGCCTTTCTTCTAGTCATAGGCAAAATCTGCTCGAGGAGTTCTACCTTATTAATAAGTTTATTACTTTATCGATGAAAGACTTTAACGAATTACCTACATATGGTAGGAGATATATTTTAAATAGAATAATAGAAGATAATACACCAAAGAGTTAAAATTACTTTTTGGTGTATTTATGTTATATAGAAAAAGTTAACTATGGCCGATAATCCACTTTCAGCAAAAAATTTAGAAGAGTTATTTAAAAACTCTCTTTTACCCAGTGCCGATAGGTTAAAAGAAAAGATTATTGAAATAGACAACGCTGCTTTTCAAGTCAACAAGACGTTTGGATTAGCCGGTGAACAGGTTATGGCTATTAAATCTACGTTAACCGGAGCCGCTAGTGAGGTTGAAAGGTTAGGTGGTAATATGACTAACGTGAAAAATATCATAAGTGGTATTGGTTCGGAATTAGGTAGAAGTTTAATAATAGAATCTGATGCTATTGGAGATTTGTTTGCAGCAAGTGAAATCAGTGGGAAAGAAGTTACTAAATTAACAAGTACTTTTAAGAGTGCAGGATTTTCAATGTACAATGTTGCTAAAGAAATTGAAGGTATTTCTAATACTTCTAGAGGTATGGGTCTTAATACCCAAGCGGTTACAGAAAAAATTGTTGATAATATAAGTCAATTAAACCGATTTAATTTTAAGGGTGGTATTGATGGGTTATCTCGTATGGCCGCGGAGTCAACAAATTTAAGGGTTGATATGAAAACCGCTATGAACTTAGCTGATAAAGCTTTTAGTCCTGAAGGGGCAATTGAAATAGCAACATCATTTCAACGATTAGGGGCAACAATACCGGGACTTACCGATGTTAATGAATTGATGTTTAACGCTCGGAATAATCCTGAAAGATTACAAAAAGATTTGGCTGAATACGCTAAAACGTTTGTTAAGATGAATGAGAATGGTGACTTTAAAATTATGCCCGGTGCAGTAGCCAGAATGAGAGAACTTAATAGTCAACTTAATATGGGTGAGGGTTACATTCAAAAGTTGGGAATAGGACAGAAAGAACTTGAGTATAAGATGAGTAGAATTAGGATGCCTAATTTTGATGTGTCTGAAGAAGATAAAAAATTAATTGCTAATATGTCCGAAATAAAACCGGGAGGTTCTGCGACAATTAAATTTGAAGATGCTGAAGGGAAATCACAAACTAAAAATGTTGTTGAATTAACTGAAAGTGACGTAAACGCGATTAAAGATAGTGCGGCACCTAAAGACATTCAAGATGTACAAAAAAGTCAATTAAGTGCTTTAGAATCCATTAAAGCCTCTTTGACTTCACTTAATAATAAAGTTGTAACAGGTATCGGGGGTTCTAAAAGTGCTAACGATATTTTACAGGGGGCGGAATTAGCTGAGACTACGGTATACGATACTTTTAGTACCGCGATAGGTAAAACTGAAAAAATAAGTGAAAATATTGATAAAGTTACGGATACGTTAGTGAATTCTGTAGAAAAACTTGTGACGGGTGAAATAGAAATTAGTGAAGCCTTCGCAAATATTGGTCAGGTAGGTACTGAAGTGGCTGAAGATTTTAAGAAAAATTTTAAACCGGCTATGAAAGTTGTAACCGATAACATTGAAGAATTTAAAACGGGTACTAATAAATTTAATGGGGTGTTGGAGGCACTTACTGAATTTATTGGTAAGGTAGGAAACGACTCTCAAGTAGAAACCCTGCCAAAGGTTAGTGCTCCAGATTTTATAAAGACACCGGGGATGGGTATTCAAACACTACCTGAGGACACTATATTTGGTGGCACAGGATTTGAAAGTTTCATTGATGGTATAAAAGAAATGAAATCTATACCTACTAATAATAATACTACTAATACTCAATTACAGGATTTTATAACTCAAATGAAAAGTATGAAATCCTCTATGAATAGTGGTGACAACAATAAAACTCCTGTTGAAACAAAAACAACTGCCGATATCAATCTTAATATTAAAATAGACGCACCTAATCAAATAGATACTAATCAAGTTGTTTTAGCATTAGAAAATCAAGGTGTTAGAGAAAAGTTATATGAGACTATGAGAGAAACTATGTATAATAATGGTCTATCCGCACCTACCTCATCTAAAACTAAACTAATGAACCCTTATATAACTTCTTAAAAAATAACTTATTAGTCTATTTATAATAAAAATATAAAATCTTATTATGAGTAGTTTATCATTTGCTTCTACATCTTCTTTTAGGAACTCACTCATGGGTGTTAATTTACCCCCATATAATGTTCCGGGTACATATACACCTCCGGGAGGTCCTTTAACGTATCCAACACAACTAAGTAATTTTAGTGTTGTTGATTCACCTGATTTTTTAATTGCTAATAGTCCGTTTCCTAATCAATCTTATGTTTTAAATGAATTTGGTCCTACGGGGGGTTTTAATAGTGCAATTACATTTAATGGTCCTTTGGTACCTGTTATACCTACGTATGCCGAGTATAGTCCTACTCAGACTAATATGGACATACTAAATGATACTTTTATTGACGCGGCTTACTTGCAAAACGCTTATGGTCCTCAAGGAGGGTATCAGTATATGGTTACTATGACTGATATACAATTAAATAATTTTATTTATCAACCTTATTGGGACCCACCTAATTTTACTCCGTCAAGTTACAGTCCTTATAATATACTTTTTTCTGATAACCCTCAAGGTGATGTGGGGCCACTATCTCAAGATTCGTATTTAGCTAGATTAGGTGCTGAACAACTTAAGACATCTTTTCAAAACAGAGTCGATGCTGAAATATATCAAAATACAGTTGGTTTAGTTAACTTAGACTCACTACAAGACCCATTTGAAGCATCTTTAATTGCTACAGGTCAAGAACCTTTAATATATAAAAATTGGAGGATTACAGTACCTGAAAACCCAATTTTACAAGCCGCGGATTTTATAACTCGATTAGGTGGGGCTTATTGGCCTGTATCGCCAATACCGGGTGATTATTTTGCTGAGCCGAATTTTGATGATAAACAAACATCAAAGGCTTTAAATGTTGTTAATCAATTAACAGGTGGGTTCTTAGGTCCTATTCTTAATAAAAGAAGACAACCGTCACAAGTATTTATTGCTAATACCGGTAATGGACAAAGGTCAGCTCTTTTTAGGTCTTTAGATTATAATAGATATCAACCAGGTTTTAGTAAGGATTTCGGTGGTTTATTAGGTATTGGTCAGGGATTGATTAATCTTGCTATTGATTTAATAAACCCAAATAATGGTACATTAAATGGAGGTTATTATGTTGGTGATAAAAATTCTGACCCATCAACAATAACGTCTCCACCTAATCAAGTTCCCGTTAATCCATTTGGTCAACAAGAACAGTCTCCTGTTTATGGCCCATCTGAAATGGGTAAACTATATGAGGGGAATATTGATAGTTTAAATTTTGGACTTGCGGGTAAATCATTTACTGATGGTGGGGGTATAACAGGTCAGTTTGTTTGGGTTTCACCTAAATATAAACCTAATGCTGGATTTAAAGTAGGTCCGGGTGGTGATACTACAAGTCAAGACCCTAACTATAATCTAATATCAGGTCAATTTACTGATGGTGAGTCTACTAAATTAACATTTAAAGAAACTTCAATATTAGATAATACTCAAAGGCTTGTTGATTCTGCGGATAATGTTAGTGGTATTGCTAGATTAAAACATGTCGGTAATGCAATTAATCAAGTTAGTAAAGTTTTTAATGATGGGTATAAGGAGATAACTAAAGGTTCACAAGTCTTATCATATGTTGATAATGCTGATGGTAGCCAAGCGGGTATTGAGTATTGTCGAGTTTTTACTAAAGATACTCCTTATTATACGTATAATGATTTACAAAAAACAGATGGAATCGTCGATTCAGGTAGAAAATTTAATAATTCTATTTTAAAAAATACTTTCAATTTAAATATTGCACCTACGAGTGAGAACGTTGTTAGAGTTGAAGGTACTAATAATTTTGTGGCTAAGAAATATATGTTTTCTATTGAAAATTTAGCTTGGAGAACATCAAGTAAACCGGGTTTTAGGTATGATGACTTACCTAATTGTGAAAAAGGTCCTAATGGTGGTAGAGTAATGTGGTTTCCTCCTTATGCTATTGACTTCAGTGAAAGTAATACCGCTAATTGGTCTTCCACATCATTTTTAGGTAGACCTGAACCTATATATACATATAAAGATACTACTAGAACGGGTAGTCTAAAATGGAAGATAATTGTTGACCACCCATCAATTATGAACTTAATTGTAAAGAAACAGTTAGAAGGTGTTAACAAAGAAAAGGTAAATTCTATGTTAGATTCCTTTTTTGCAGGATGTTTAAAATATGATTTATATGATTTAGGTGTTAAATTTAACACAATCCCTGCCTCTGATTTATTCACATACCAAGAAATATTAAGTAATAATCCTACTTTTGAGGAAGTTAGTAATATTGTTGATGAATTGCCTAAGGGACCATCAGATGAAAACAGTGTTGATAATAACGACCTTAGTTTAACAGAATTTAAAGAAAAATATGATGATTTAGGTTTTTATTTTGATAATGATATACCTGACCCCAATACTAACAATACGACGTC